GATCCTGTATTGTATTTTTTGGCATTTAGACTCCTTCTACTTGTCCTCCCCCTTGACCTACAGGACCAGGCGGCATTGGAATACTCTGACCATTTGGCTGGCCTGTTGGTTGTGGTACTCCTCCCATTCCTGGTTGTTGCATTTGTCCTACTCCTGCCTGCGTTCTCTTAAAAACCTGGTGCTGGGCAATGTGATTTTCTATAATGTCATCCCTTCCTTGAGCCAAAGCCTGTTCGTGGATAACTATATGAATGTCATGGTTATCTGCATCCTCGGCAGGAGGCTGTTTCCCTTCAAGCATCATTTCATTTTCTGCCAAGGCCAATTCTTCATCGGAAACCGGTTGTCCTTGAACACCCGCTGACGGAACACCTGTTCTTGAATCAAATAATCTTTCAACTCTGCTTGATTTAATGATTGATTCAATATCTCCAAACTCCAAATGCTGAAGTAAAGTCTTTTGGTCAATTGCTCCAAGCTTAAAAAGTTCTTTAAGCTCCTGCTGACGAGCTTGTTTTGTAAAGGCAAGCCATGAACCGACAGTTACTCGAATTTGGTTATCAGCCCCAATTACAGCTACAGGCAACTTCACTCCGCCAACTGTAATTTGGTCTTTCTTTCTTAAGTTATGTGAGCCTTGGCCAACTACCGCAAAATATTCATAGTTTTTTTCAGCGCCAATTACTTTAATTACCTTAGAAGTTGTGTAATTTTTTGAAATCAGATAAAGGACTCTTTGACCAACCTGAGATAAAAAATCTTCCAAGTTATCAACAATTTCATCTTGCCCTGCCGCATCTGCCTGTTTTAACTCAGCAATTCCAACTCCTGACTTAACTCCTGCCGGCACCCGTCCCATTGAAACTTCATGGACCGCCCCAAGGTCTTCCTGATAACGTCTCATGTTCTGAAGTTGTAAAAAGGGCGCTTCAGGTAAAGGCGAAATATTTAGGTTAGTAACCTCTGATCCTCGATTCTTTTCAATAATTTGTCCATTTTCATTGGTAATAACCCGAACCCCGGAGTTTTTGTCCATAACGAATCGTCCTCTTGCAAAGATATGGTTATATTCAAAGATGTGGGATTCGAGAGCATCAATAACACGATTGATTGGAATAACGTGTTTTGCCCAACTCTCGTTATAAATTTCCAAAGGTGATGTTTCCGGGGTATAAATTTTGAAAGGAAAGTCTTTTTCATCAATTTCTTCATTTCTTAAAATTCTGTCATCAACATAAGTAATAACCCTAAATTTGACTTCTCCATCCTCATCACGTTCTTTAATCCATGCCTCTTTCAAAATAACAGTATCTTGCTCTACATCCTCTCCCGTATTACCGCTTCCTCCCTGCCACATCTCAACATTTTTAATCGCTTGTAAAAGAAACTGTTTATATTCAGAAACCGCTTTAGTTTTAGAAGCTTGGATTCCTACCGTATTTTCATAATGCGGATTTTTTCGAACTTCCTCTACAGGGCGTCTAACTGCCAAAATCATATACTCGGCATCTTCAGATGTAGTTGCATTAGGATCAATTAATAAATCATAAGGATCAACTAACTCAACCCGAACTTCGCCTTGGCCGTTATCAAAGTTATCATCCCACCAAATTTTCCAAATTCCGACTGAATAAATCAGTCCGTAATGAACAAGTCCTTTAATCTTGCTTCGCAAGTTAAATTTGTCATATAAAGCATCCAAAAGTTTCCCTGACAAATCAGCATTAGCTACTGATCTTGGTTCTGGTGTATCAGGCATAACTTCCCATTTTGGTCTAAAAGCAGTTACATTGGATCGAATAGTCCGCAACTGCGAATGGACCAAATTGATTGGGATTCTTACCCTACTGCTTCCCGAAAATGTAAAAGTGTTATTCCCCCTATTATATTTGGCAAAGTGATAACCTCGGACAAATAAATCTCTAACCATCCATTCCCAGTCATATTTTCGACGTGAATGAAGAGCTGAACTTTCCAGTCTATTTAATTTTGTTAATAGATTTTGTTGATTTTCTTCTTGGATTTCTTTATCAGAAGGTTTAACTTCAACAACTTTCGGTTTGTCTGCTTGAGCTATAATTCTTTTTTTAACTTCTGCCATTTATTAATTTTTGATTGTTGTTTTATAAACTGGCTTGCCATCCATACCTTCAATTTCAATTCCCATTTCCTTTGGTAACTGCAAACTAAATTCATCAGTCAAATCAAGCAAATTGTCATCATCCGGACCAATATTATTCGGCTCAGTCATTGGTCTAAGATCATTCAAATCTTTAGCCATCATTTTTTTGGCTAAGTCCTGTAAAGGTTTCTGGCGTCTTTCTTCCATATCCCGAAGAGCCTTGTGAAAAAGCCATTCTCTAATTACAGAGTAAGTTAAAAATGCACCAACAAGAATTAAAGTCTCCATCAATAAAAAGACCACGAGCTGTCAAAAACAGACTCGTGGGTTTTTCCCTTCCGAGAAAAGTCTTAAAAATATTTAACTACAAATCTTACTTCCCGTCAACAAGTGCTATGGGTTTTGTTAATCTTTTCATAATTTTATCATTGACTTCGTAAGTGACAATTCTACCTTTTTGGATATTAAAAGTGATTGATACATTGCCATAAATTTCTTCAGTTTCAAAAAATTTAAGCCACTGGTATAAATCTACTATTGCTTTTTCAAACCAGATATTTATTCCTAGTTGATCTTGTTCAGTCGGATTTGATTCCATATTCTTTTTCTAAATCCCAATCAGAGCTTTCGGCTATTTCATTCCTACTATCACGTGCCCTTCTGCTAACAAATCCCATAGGTGCTGGTAATCTTGGAGATGCTTCTGGTCTGGACATTATCATATATCGCAGGGCATCAACAGCATGATCTTTTACCTTTTGAGGTTTTTCAGGTTCATTCAAAGGAACTGAAACTCTTACCGTTTTCCAGTGATATGTTTGCATTTCATCAATAAGATTAACGCAATTTCTAAAGATAAATAATCGGGGTGATCCTTTTTCTTGAGTTTGGGGATTAATTCTTTTGGGGTTAATTTTTAAATATTCTTTGATACGGTTTATAGATGCCGCAACCTCATTATTCGCAAGTACGGGGAATATTCCATAGTCATTATATTCATCTATAACTGACCAAGGCATACCATTTTTGACTTGAGTTCTAGCACGAGTTGAAGGGTCAATCACCCAAAGACTAATATCTTGTTCTCCTACCTTGTCCCAAATTGCCTTGGCATGAACAGAAACAACTTCATTCGCTTTGTAATACTCATCATAAATGTAAAGATTTTCATCATAATCAACTGCACCAAAAACTACCGCTGTAGGGTTTACTAAACCATGGTCTAATGAGACTATTCTTTCCCAGCCTTCAGGAATTTCAAAAGGATCAATAACATGAATTTGAGGAGTAAACTCTTCAAAAATCTGCCCGATAAAAACTTCCCAGGAACCATCAACCCAGCGTTTTATCCAAGATGGACTAAAGTTAGCTTCCAATGATTCAATATACCCTGGTGGCAAAAAGGGATTTTCTCTGGTTGACGCTTCAACCAAAAATCTATCTGCCAGTGGAGTCTTACCTTGTTCAATAGCTTCTTTTGGTTCTTTAACATACCTTCTCCAAATCCAATTATGCCCTTCATGGTTACAAACAATAAATCCATAGTGAGCATTCACCCGATTAAGTCTCAAACGGGATATCAATGTTAAAAATACCTCTTCAGAAATTTCTTCGGACTGGTCTATAAAAAACCAGCCTAAGTTAAGCGAAAGTAATTCTTTTTGGGAAATTTTATCCAAGTGCCTGAAGATTATTTCAGAGCCATTTGTCAATCGTACATAATTTTCACTTTCTTTGTAAATACCACCTTCTTTTTCATCATACCAATCAGTAGGACAAATTTCTAAGAAAGTTTTACGGGTTGTATCACGGAGTTCCGGGTAAGTTAGTCGTCCAATAAGTCCATAATTATTAGGCATTAATTGGGAAAGAAGAAGTCCTTTAAGACAACCGGCAATCGTTTTACCGGACCCGAACCCTCCGGCATAACAAGGGAAACGATGCCGGTCAAAGATAAAGGCTTTTTGTTTAGGCAAAAGATCAATCTGCATTTAAACCCCATTATGGACAACTATAAAAAGAGCAATTAAGCTAACTATTAAGGCTGTAAATCCAACTAAAGTACCAGCCCATGTTCCTTTATTATTGGCACGCAAAATACTTACCAAATTTTCAAGATTGTCAATAATTTTTTGGATTTGAGTTTCAGTCACCTGAATCCCTATTTTTATAGGCTCCGATTAATTTTACTCATAGCCTAAAGTAAAATGCAAAATTAGAGGCTAAATTCTTTAAGAAGTTCTGCTAATCGAGAACGAGTCTGACGATCATTAACAGCTTTCTTACAATATTTTTGAAGTCTTCTGATTTTATTCTTTTCTTTGCGATGGTAAAGTTTGTAATGCTCGCATTTGACTTTATTACGTCCATATTTTCTGGTGCCACTTTTCCCTCCACGGCCCCGGATACTTTTCTGCATGACGGCTCACCTCCTTTTAGGCTTACCTTGTCATGCTTAGTTCCTCCAATCTTTTACGAGCTTCCATTTCAGTTGGGAACCATTCTTCCTTGTTAATAGAAGTATCTTTATTGTTAAGTTTAGTTTTATTGCTTTTGATATAAACTTGCCAAGAAAAGGCTCTTTTAACAAAAACTACACCAATAAAAGTGTCCATGAATTTAATTTTAACTTAGGAGACTAAGAAGGTCAATTGCCTTTTACAGCTTTTTCGACATCATCAATAAAAT